GACAGCGTGCCCTTCTCCGCTTCCATGTCGGTGGCACCGGCACCATCCGCTTTCCAAATCCAGTCACCCGCGATCCTGACGCCGATGTTGCAGACAATCGAGGTGCCGACACCGGGCGTGTAGGTGCATTGCCAGCCATCGACACCGCAGACCGCATCGAGCCGGTCCATCACGACCCGCGCGTCGATGTAGCACAACGGCTGGCCCTTCAGCGGCTCGCCATCCTTGCGCCATTTCTCGTTAGTCGGGCCGACCCGCCAAGAGATGTCCTCAATCGGGAATGGTGCCGACAGCGCGTCGAAAATTTCATGCAAGTCGCTCATTCAGGTTTTCCGGGTTCGATCCTCGCGGGCTTGCCATCGATGCGATCCGCAATTTCGCGGATAGCCGCGAGGTTGCCTTGCTCCGCTCCATCGATCAGCCGCTCCGTCATCCTGCGCAGCGCCTGAGGGCGACCGCGCAGCGCCACATTGAGTGCGGTGAGGAACGGTTTTGCCTTGTTCCGTGAACCAATCGGCCTACCCATCTTGGCCTCCGCTCCCGATTGCCAATAATTGCTCCGTCGCGCGCAGCGGCACCGGCAGCATCAGTGCAATCGACATCTTGGCGTGGAAATACGGCGCAGCGCGATGTGCCGCCTCAAGCCGCAAATCCATCGGTTGGGCATCATCGCGGTAGACCGCCGTCATAAACTCGACCGGCGTCAGCCCAGAGGCGGAAAGTTTTTCGATCAGTTCAGCGGTGCTGCGATTTTTTGCACCCTTCGGCCTCCCGTTGGGATTGCCGCTGATGCCCTTGGTAAATTGGCCGTGGCGTAGCTGTGTCGGAGCCAGTCGTCCGTAGGGATGATTTAGTTTTTTCATAAGACGTCTCCTTTCACTTGATCCTCACCATCAATGAGGGTGGCGCGTCGACCAGCACGAAGCCGGGCACATTGCGTCCTGCGACGATGGCCTCGCGCACCGCCTTGCGGTCGACGTCCTGCTTGGTGCGGATGCAGTCGTCGGGCAGCGTCTTGATGTCGACGTCGGGATCGCCGACCAGTTGCTGCGGATTATTTCGGATCGACAGCGTCACCTCTGGCAGTTCGATCTTCCTGATCTGGGCGGTGAACAGGATCGACTGCATCAGCGAGGTGATAAACTCGACCCGGACAGCGAGGCGTTTCTTGCGCGCCGCCAGTTCATCGAGCCGGGCCTGCGAACCATCGGCCAGCGCCTTGGTGTCCTCGCGGTAGCGGTTCAGCGCGGTCAGGACGCGGGTGATGTCGGTCTCACCCTCCAGCATGTCGGCGCGCAGGTCGTCGTCGTCCTTGAGGTCCGGGTATTGCGCCAGCAGATATTCGATCTCGATGCGCAGCGCGTCCGCTTCGATCTTCATCATGGGGCCACCCATCCGGTGGGAGAGGACGGACAGCCCGCCGCGAGGTAGCACTCGGTGCAGAGGAAATGGCCGTTGTGGATGTTGTAGGTGCCCTCCTCGCGCTGGACATATTCCCATGGCGAGCAGTGCAGGCTGCGCGCCGCCATGACGTACTCGTCGATCATGTCGGGGGTGTCGCCGCAGCTAATGCAGTGGATGTCGGGACAGGGGTTAGTCGACATGAGGCTTGCTCCCGTAGGCGGCGCGAGCCTCGCGCACGATGGTAAGCGCCTTGTCGAGCGCGCTCTCCAGCAGCAGCATTTCATCTTCGGCCAGCGTCTGGAATGTTGGCCGCGCCATCATGTGGCCGACGTGACGCCGACAGACATCGGCCCCGGCCACGATGTAGTGCAGATGGCGACCGATGGTGATGTCCCACTCGGTCAGCGGCATCTTGGCCCCGTTCAGATCATTCATTGCACACCGCCTTTCAGGCTGCGCGGGAACGTCTTTTCGAGAACAGTTCGTCGGATGCGGTGCAGCCGCGACGGCGCAGGGCCTTCTGCAGCAGCGGATAGGTGTAGGCGGGAAACAGGCCGGTGCGCCCGGTCCAGTGCCATGCCTGCTTGCGGTTGGCGTCGAGGATTTCGCGGAAGCGATTAATGCCGCCGAGCGCCGCGATCACCTCTTCCTGTGAATTGAGTTTACGCATGGACACCTCAAACTGAGTTGAGAAATCCATCCTATGTCGCAAACAATATGACTGTCGAGGGGGAGCGGGGCGGAAATACCGGGACACCACAGGAAAAATTGGAACTTAATATCTCAACGTCTAGATTGAAATTTGCCGCGCCTTCTTCTATAGGTGTCATAGGTCGCACTAATTACGACCATGCAAGTATTGCACAGGCAAGGGGATGCACGATGGTCAAGAAGGCCACCAAAATTCCGAAACGACGCTTCGTGGTCGAGGACTACAAATACCGCCTGCGGCTGCTGCGCGAAGTTTATACCGGCGACAGCCAGCCTGAGTTTGCCAAGCTGATCGACATCCCGTTCAAGCGCTGGAACATGTACGAGCGCGGCTACCCCATCGCCCGCGAGACGGCCTTCCGGCTGATCGAGAAGCTGGAAGGCGTCTCGGTGGAGTGGCTGTGGTTCGGGATGGAGGGCAACATGTCACAAGACCTGTTGCGCCGCATCGATCAGATCAGGAACCTGCACCAAGAACAGCGCACCATTTCGCTGACGGTCGAGAGCGCCCGGGCGAAGCTGGCGAAGCTGGACGAGGTGCGGGCCAAGATCAGGAAAGCGGTCCCGACGCACTGATGCAGTCGACCTCGCTGACGTAGTTGGCCTTGCCGATTTTGAGGTAGGTCTCCATGGCGTCGCCGATGGAGGCGTAGAGGCGATGCGCCTCGCGCTCGAAATTTTCGTCGCGCGGTATCTCGCAGAGCATCATGCCGACGATGAAATTGACATGGTTCAAATGGTCGTATTCCCGCTGTTGATCCATGGGATTACCCTTTTTACGCTTCTCGTTCCTCCCCGTGAGGTGACTGGTTCCAATTCTCGGGAGCGTGATCCTATGCCATTTTGAGGCAAGAGTCTCGCGTGTCGGAATTTTTTTGATGGAACGCGACGACCGCTTGCAGGTCGCATTGAATATGACTAGCCTCCCGGGTCTCATCAGGAAAGGGAGAAAGCCATGGACGTTCGCACTAAGCGCACCGAATTGCCCCGCTCCGACCTCGTACCACAGAACGATCTTATCCCACCGGGCTACGGCTCGCCGCAGCGCAAGGCCATCGACAGCATGGTCGAGGGCGTTGTCGCCGACCTCTGCGACAAGATCAGCATCCTGCGCAAGACACTCGACGAGATCGAGCAGCATGTGCTGGAGGGGGCCTCGTTCGCCAAATCCAAGCTGAAGGATCACGTCACCCTCTGCGTGCGGGTCAACGACGAGATCACCCACATGCGCGAGGTGATCGCCGAGTTGAAGCAATCGGTCGAAAACAAGTGAGGTGGGGCCATGACCGACAACGAAAAAGTCACCCCGGTCACGCTGCCCTGCGACGTGCTGCTGCCACCCTTCACCGTGGTGCGCAAGGGAACCCAATTCGACACCCTGCTGGTGGCGCTGAAGGCGCGCGAGGCCTGCCCGGCAGATGCCAGCGTTCTGGCCGACCCGTCACGCGCGTCACGGCTGCTGGCGGCCAGTGACGTCTTTCGTGACGGCCTGCCCGTCACGGTGACGTCACGCGACTACAGCTACACCGGGCGGCTCGCCGGGATCGCGTGGAAGGCCTCAGGCGCGCTGCGCTACATCGTCGAGGACGAGCATGGGCGGCTGTTCATCCACAACTCCGAGCAGATCGGCAAGGACGAGGGGTGGGTGCCATGAGGGTGCGCTCCACCACCCCCTACTCGCGCGCGACCGGCGGGCGTCACGCCCGTGACGTGATCGTGACGCTGCTGCGTGACGCGGGCTGTTCCTCCATCGGGTTCATGGACAATTTCGCGACCCATGAACTGATCCTGCAGTTCGAGCATCGCGGTCGCCGCATCATGATGCGGGTGTCGGCCAAGGGTTGGGCGGCGATGCACCTCAAGCAGTGGCCCTACCCGGCGCGCTGCAAGCGGACCCGCGACCTTTACGAGGCCGACGCCCTCAAGCAGGGCTATGTGGCGCTGCCCAGTATCCTGCGCGACTGGATCAAGGGCCAGATCACCGCCATCGAGTGCGGGGTGTTTTCATTCGACACCGCCTTCATGCCGTACATGCTCTTGGAGAACGGCCAGACGGTCGCCGAGCGCGTCGAAGGCATGGCGCTGCTATCGAGTGAGGCCGCCGAGGAAACGCACCAGCGCGGCGCTGGGGGCGGCCTATGACCGAGGAAACCCGCCGCATGCTGACGGTCGATCAGGTGCTCGACCTCGTCCCCGTCAGCCGCTCGACCCTGTGGCGCATGCAGCGCGACGGCACGTTTCCCTTGAGCCGGATGATCAGCGAGAAGAACCGGGCTTGGTATGAGGACGAGGTCGTGGCGTGGCAACGCTCGCTGCCAGCCAACGACAGGATCGGCAGGCGCATCCGCCGAAGAGGGTGAAACCGACTGGAGTAGTGCCCATCTAGTGCCCAGCTACTCCAGCCCCTCTTTTGTTCTTTTTCCAACAATCCCAGAAGCGCCTGTCGTTATTGGCTTTTTCGCGCTTTTTGCGTCGGAAAAATTCCGCTTGACCGCATCACAGAACGACTCTATTTTGAAGTCAAGTGAAAGCGCCTGAAATCCAACAGTCCTTTCAAATCGGGCATTTCTTGATAGCCTCGTTTGACCCGGTTTCAGGCGGTTTCTCGATCTCTAGTGCCCGGCACTACTCAAAATCGGGATTGCATCACATGCTGTGATGCGGACCAAAGCAAAGGGAAAAGACCATGCGACAGTTGATCACCACCGCCCTCGTCACCCGCACCGTCACCGAGCGGGACAAGGTTTTCGACACCAAATGCCCCGGGTTCTATGTGAGCCTGTCCCCCAAGAGCGGCGCGACATTCGCCTTCAAGTTTTGGAACGGCAAAACGAAAAAGCAGGATACCGTCACCATCGGTGTCCATCACCCGGAACACCTCACCGTCGAGAACGCCCGCTCTCAGGCCCTCGACTACAAAGGTCGCGTCGAGCGCGGCGACGACATCAAGCATCAGATCGCCGTCGCCAAGGTGCAGGCCGCGACGGCGGGTGTCACCGTCAATCGCATCATCGATGAGTTTATCGCCTACATCAGCGAGCCGGTTAAAAAGGCCGATGGGGAAAAGCGTCCCCGCACCGAAAGCTGGAAGAACGTCGAAGGCTTTCTGAGCAACAATGTGCGCCCCGCCATTGGCAACCGGATCGCCACCGAGGTCACCAACAACGACATCGCCCATATCCAGCGCACCGTTGCCGCGCGCTCAAATGCCAGCGCCCGCCAGACGCGCAGCGCGCTCAACCGCCTGTTCAAGTGGGCGGCTGAAGCGGGACGGTCCTACGTCACGGCAAGCCCCTGCTTTAACCTTCCGTCGCTGGACAAGGAGTACGAGCGCACGGTGGTCCTCACCGAGGACACGATCCGCACCTTGTGGTGGGGGCTGAACGATCCCGGCCTGCCCTGCCACCCCTCCATCGCTCTGGCATTGAAATTTGAACTGGTGTCGATGCTTCGCTCGCAGGAGGTTCGCACCGCCTCGCGCAGCGAATTGAAAGGCATCGGCACCGACACCCCGGTGCTTCGGGTGCCGATGAAATTTGTCAAAAAGCGCCGCGTGATCCTGCAGCCGCTTAACAGCCTCGCCGTCGAGATCATCAAGGCCGCGACCGCGATGCATAACCACGAAATGGTCTTTGTCAGGGAGGGCGAGCCACTGGGGCGCTCCGCGCTCACCCGGGCGCTCTGCGGCAAGAAGGGCTACGTCGGCGTTCTCGAATATCTCGGCCTGCCGAAATTCACGCCGCACGATCTGCGGCGCACGGCAGCGACGCTGGCGGGCGATCTCGGGTTCACCGATGCGCAGATCGCCAAGTGCCTTGATCACAGCAAGGACAGGGGCGAGGATCAGGTCGAGGCCCCGACCGTCACGGGCCGGGTCTATGTTCAGTCCAAGCGATTGGACGAGAAGCGCCTCGTCCTTGACGCTCTCGATGCCGAGTTACGCCGGATCATCGGCAAGCCCCCCAACGCCCTGCTCGCCGAAGCGGCCTGAGAGGCCCGCCCAGAGGCCCTGCGACAACCCGCCCCATCAGGGGCGGGTTTTTCGTTTGGCGCATGGCTGAGTCGCGCTGGGCGGCTGGAGGGCCTTGTGTACACTTTGGCGCGAATTTGACCAAAACGCCATCGTGACAATTAATTCCGACTTGCGCGGCCCGGTGGCAAGGAAGTAGCTTCTCGCGCGGGTAGGACAACCCATTGGAAAGGGAATGGCGCACATGGCAATCAAGAAAGTTTCGTTCTCGTTCGACATCCCACTGACCACGCTGTTGGGACTGATCGCATCCGGCAATGCCGACATGCGGGTCGACGTGTTCGCCGACAACCGTCCAGCCAAGACGCCCCGCATTGGCAAGAGCGCCGATCCGCTGCTGATCGAGGGGCCGAAGAAGAAAGGCATGGGCCGACCCCCGACGACAGGCGTCCGGGGCAAGGACGCCAACGGCAACGCCGCGACGGCCTACAACACCCTGCTCAAGCATTTTGCTTCCAACCCGAAACGGACGGTGACGCCGAAGGAGCTTTATCCGCTGCTGGAAGGGATCGGGCTGAAGAAAAATTCGGTCTCGCCACAGGTCTCGCTGCTGAAGAAGCGCGGCATGATCGAGATGCCGAGCATGGGCCTCTATACGGTGCTGCGCGAAGGCATCGTTGAAGCCAAGAAGCGCGGCCTGCTCGCGCCCAAGGGAGCCAATGGAGTAGACGCCCATGGCTAAGGTCAAAGCCAACGGCCATGGCAAAAAAGGCGCGCTGCATCTCTACCGCACCTACATGTTCAAGGACAAAGACCCGGTGATCGACCGCATCAGGACGATCATGCGCGACGAGGGCATCTCCGAAAGAGACCTCCATATCGTCAGCGGCGTCTCGACCACCACTTTTCATAACTGGTTCAAGGGCGAAACTATGAAGCCGCAATACGCCACGGTTGCCGCCTCTGTTTCAGCGATGGGTTACAAGCAGGAATTTGTGAAGGAGAAAAAAATCGATTTCGTCAAGGAGGTCGCAAAGGCCCAGAAGGAGATTGAACAGGCCGCCAAGGCGAAAGGGAAATAATCATGGCACCGCGCAAGAAACCGGCGCTGCAAACTAACCAGCGCGCTGCCACCGACGTCGACACCGATGTCGGCAGGCGACTGCGGCTCGCCCGCCTTGGCATGGAGATGTCGCAGGATCAGGTCGCCACCGCCTTGAAGGTCTCGTTCCAGCAAATCCAGAAATACGAGAAAGGCGTCAACCGCCTGTCGGTGGCGCGGTTGATCCAATTGGCCGAGCTATTCAGCACCACGCCGCATGAACTGATCGGCTGGAAATCCGCCTTCAAGGTGCAGACCACCATCGATGCCGTCACGGTCGGCCTCGTCGAGGAATTTAAAACCCTCGATCAGGACATCAAGTCGCCGATGAAAAACCTGATCCTCTCAATCATCGCGGCGTCCAAAAGGAAAAAATGATAAACGCGGGCGGGGGCCAGCGAGGTGCACATGCTCAATGCAGCTATTCGCGACATCCCCCTGCCCAAGCGTCTCGCGCACCGCCCGCTCACCGACAAGGGCTTTCCGGTGCCGTGGTTTGCCTCCTTCATCGACGGGGCATGGAATTTGGTCGCGGTCGATCCGCGCAAGATCGGGCAGGCGATCCGCAACGACTGGTGCTGGATTTGCGGCGAGCCGCTGGGCCGCTTCAAGTGCTTCGTGATCGGGCCGATGTGTTCGATCAACCGCATATCATCGGAGCCACCGCAGCACCGCGAATGCGCCGAGTATGCGGTCAAGGCCTGTCCCTTCCTGTCGCGCCCGCGCATGCGCCGCAACGAGGCCGTCGCCGCCGAGGTCGGCAGCGGCAAGGAAAATCTGCCCGGCATGATGATCGAACACAATCCGGGGGCGGCCCTAATCTGGGTGACACGGACTTTCCACGTCGGTCGCGACCGCCTGATCAATTTGGGGCCGCCTGTCGAGACGCTGTGGTTCTGCGAGGGCCGCATCGCGACGCGCGCCGAGATCATGGCCGCCATCGACAAGGGACTGACGCTGCTGCGCCCGGTGGCCGCCAGCGAGCCGGGCGGCACCGAGGAACTGGAACGACTACTGGCCGAGGCCATGAAACTGGTGCCCGCATGACAACCGCAATCCTTTCGCTGTCCTTCAGCCTCGCCATCTTCGTGCTTCAGGCTGTTCAGTTCGCCGCGATCTGGCGACTGCGAAAAAAATATCTCGCGCTGGCCGAAGCCCATGAGCAGTGCCTCAACGAATACGCCCTGCTCCTGAAACTGGTCTCCGAAGGAGCCTTCCCGTGGATGATGCAACAGTTGGGGCCATCATCGGAGCGCAAGCCATTGCATTGAAGGAGGGCAAGCTGTCGATGTGGACGATCTATGATCACCCGACAGACTTTCCTCATTCCTTTGTGGCTCGCCGTTTTGAGATCGGTGCAGGCACCGCCGTGCCGACTACCGACATCATTTCCGGCGAGTTGCAGGCGCTGCGGGCCAGCTTCACCATGGCTGGCCTGCACTGCCTGAAGCGCAATGACGTAGACGAGCCGCAGATCGTGGAGACGTGGCTATGAAGAAAAAACACCAACTCGGCGACGGCCCTGTGGAAAAGACCTACGAGGGCAACATGCGGTTCCTCGCGCGCTACATAGATCGGCTGTTCAACGGTGATTTGCGGGGAGAAGCGCGCAAGACCGGCTTTGTGCTGATGGTTTTCAATTTCGGCGACACCGGGCGTGCTAACTACATGTCGAACGCCAACCGCGAGGACGTGGTCAATATGATGAAGGAACAGATCGCCCGATTTGAAGCGGAACCGAAGGAGTCGACATGAAGGACAACACCAAAAAATTCACCGACGCCATCAACCGTTTCTGCGTGGCGCTGCGCCGGATCATGCCCGGCGCGCGCTTCGCGCTGGTGCTGTGGTGCGAGGGCGACGAGGCCCCGATGCTGTCGACCACCAACGCCGACGATCTGGCCACGCCGTGCCGGATGCTCAAGACCTCTGCCGCAATGATCGACGGCGAGGAACTCTATGCGGTCCACGATCTGGTCGGGCACGCCTGAAATCTCCCCGGGGCTTAAAACCCGGTCACAAACTGGAGAGAGGACGCAAATGTCTCTCTCCGTTTTTTTGTCCAACATTACAAATTTAAGGCCTGTGCCGCAGGCACATCTCGCATGTGATGTGTGAGATTGCGTTCAACTTGATCGCAATTATTCTGGGTCAAGCTATTTTTTTATCGTCACTTCTCCTTGCCCGACGTGCAGATCACACAGCAAAACCGGGCCTAAACTGAAATTCGGGAAAATCGATTTGCTATAATGGCCTCACGCGCGGGCAATCCCGTCCGCGTGGGCTGTTTGACAGGTGGACACAAAAAAATGCCCGCGCCCCCGGGTGCATCGGGAGCGCGGGCGTCACCCACCCTTACAAGGAGAGAGACTATGAAGCGAAACAACATTGAACAAAACGCCGCCGCGATCAAGCGGTGGCAGTCAAGACTGAAGCGAGCCGTGACGATGCTGGGCAAGCTGGAAAAGCAGCGCACCCGCCTTCTCAGGGCCAAGCCGGTGAGTGTAACCCCCCGGGTCACACTCAAGGCCCCGGTGGAGATCGCGCCACCCGTGGCCACGCCAGCCCCGCTGACGGCCATGCCAGACACCGGCATCCCGGGCTTCCTGCAACGCAAGAAACTGGACCCGGTCGCCGAGCAGATCGCCCAAGAGCAAAAAGAAATCAAACGCCGCAAGTCTGCCGGTCGGATCGCGACCATGAAGGCCAAGCGGGCTGGCGATCTGAGCAAGATGCCGCTGACCGGGAAAGCCGCGCTGGCGGCGATCCGGGGCTGACACGGGGCGGTTCTGCTGCTACTTTGAGTACCCTACTACGGACGCCTCTGGGGGCCGGGCAACCGGCCCCCCTTTTTTATGTCGCGGTGACATCGACGCCGTTGATGGTGATCGAAACCGTCACGCCATCCGGCACCGTGATGTCGATTGCCACTTCCTTTTCGCCGGGCTGCGGGAACGGCGGCGCGCCGCCTGCCGGGCTGATCCATGCGAGCAGATCGGCATCGGAGCCAACGAAGCGATTGAGATCGACCTTGCTGCCGTCGATGCCATCGACAATGCCGCTTTCCGAATACTGCCAGAGCATCCATGTCGGATAGGTGCCGTTCGGCCATGTCGGCGTGCCGGTGGTGTACTGCGCCAGCCACAGGTCGGTGTTGTCGGCAAGGAAGGCGTCGTGCTTCGATCCCAACTGCTCCTTGAGCAGATGACCCGAGTAGACGGTGATCTGCAGATCGCGCGGATCGTCAAGCAACGCCTGCACCGCCGCTTTCAATTCGTCGAGCGTGCAACCATCTTCCTCGTAATCGATGACGACGCGCTCGCCGATCACCGGGTCCACGGTCTTGAGGTAGAATTTCATTTGCGCGACGGGATCGACACCGGGCGACAGCCAGTGATAGGTCGCCACCGCGATGCCCTGCGCTATCGCGGCGCTGCAATTCTTGCTGCGGTTCGGATCGACGTAGCTGACGCCTTCGGTCGCCTTGTGGATCATGGCGATGACGCCAGCCGCCTCCACTTCCGCAAAATTGGGAAAGCCCTGCCAATGCGAGATGTCGATACACTTGGGATGATCGCTCATTTTGCCCCCTCCAACATTTTCAAAACCTGATCGCAATTTTCGATGGTCGAAACGAACTTTCCATCGGTCAGTCCGACGACGCAGTTGACGCCCTGCACGAAAAGTTTGCTCGACTGGCCCGGCTTGCCCGAATGCAGGCTGGTCACCTGTTGAGGGTTGATCGCCACCTCGTTGCCATCGAGCGTGTGCAGGACGATCAGTCCCATGAGAACGAGCGTCTGCATCAGAACCCCAGCATGGCGAGGTTGATGCTTTTCGTGGTCGCGCCAGCGACCGGCACCCACGTCAGGACGATGACGCCTTGCGCCCCGGCTGGCGTATATGGCGATGTGTTAAAACCGAAGCCCTGACCACCCGCGCCACCGCCATAAAGACCCCCCTTGCCCGCATCACCAAAAGAGGTCGCCTGTCCTCCGACGCCCCCGCCGCCTGATCCTGCGGTCGTCCATTCAGTGCCGTTGCCGCCGTTCGCCCCGGCTGTGGTGCCGCCCGCGCCGCCATGGGTGGCGTCCCCAGTGCCGCCCGCGCCTCCTACGGCGGGATTGCCGGTGGCCGGTTGAGCGCCGTTGGCCCCGGCTCCGTTAAGGCCGCCCGCCCCGCCGCCGCCAGAGCCAGCGTTTGAGGTGGCGTTCCTCGCCGCCCCTGTGCCGCCCGAAAAGGTTCCGGTTCCAGCCGCGCTTGCAGCGGTCTGAGCCGACGTGACGGACGCGCCGCCGGTCGCCGTCAGGCCGCCCGCGAACGAGGTCGCGCCCGACGCCGCGCCGACGATGTAGTTCACCGTCGTGCTGAGTGACACATTGGTGATCTTGCGGTAGCCGCCACCACCACCGCCCGGCTGGGTGATGGAAAGACAGCACCCGGCCCCGGTGGTCATGCCGCCATTGCCGCCGCCGCCAATCAATTCGACGGTGTTGTTGGCATTATTCCAGTTTGGAAAAGCGGTTGCGACCGTGACGCCGGAAGCACTGGCGGTGAGGATCGACACCACCGCGAGAACAATTTTTTCCTTGCGCCAGCCGCGCTCGCTTTTGAACCAGCTTTCCGCGATGTAGGAGCGGTCCTGCCTGCCCAACTCAACGCTGACATCGTGCCACGCGAAGGCGAGCAGTGAGGTTCCGATCATCAGCCGCGCCAGAACATGCTTGCGCTGCCTGAGGCCGCGCAGAAATAGCGGGTCGTGTGCCCTGAGCTTTTTGCGCCCGCGCTCGAACCGGATCATCGATGCTTCCTGAGATTGACGATGGTGCTGCCGTCGCGCATGGCGATGAACCCGTGCGGCTCGCCCGCCTTCCAGTTCAAGACCGTGAGGCCCGGCGTGGCCTCCGCGATCTTGCCGTCATGGTTTGGATGGCCGGTGAAGCGGATCGCGCCGCAGACAATGATCGTGATGTGGTTGGTGTTTTCGTCGTGAACGTGAACCGGAAATTCGTCGCCCGCCTTCTCAAAAAAATAGGCGGTGCCCCACATCGTTTTATCAATGATGAGGTCACGCGATTTCGGCAGTGCCATCTACACGGTGTCCAGCCCATCGATCTGTGGCTTCGCTTGCGGCAGCGGCGCACCGGGGTCGATAAAATTCTCGCCATCCCATTCGATGCCGGGCTGCACGAAGCCGGGCGGATTGGCGACGAAGAGATAGCCGTCTGGGGCCGGGTAAAGGTCCGGGTCCACCATGATGCAATTATCGACGATGTTGGTTTCGAGGTTGACGACTGCGCAAGCCGTGATCATTGCAGCGCCTTGATCAGGTAGGTCGAGACCGCGTTGATGCGAACAATCGAGATCAGGAATTTGCTGCCGCTGGTGGTGGTCAGTGGATCGCCTGTGTTGCCTGCCGCCACTGTGAAGGTGGTGAAGGTGATCGCGCCCGCGCTCGCACCGTTGGTCACAAGGATATCCATGGCGCAGTCGGAGGTCGGGTTCGCCAGCGTGAATGCGCCATTGTTCGTGAGATACTGATAGTTGCCGAGCAGCGGATTGGGCGTGGTGGTGCCCGACGACACGGTGCCGATATTATTCGGCGTCAGGGCAAAGCCGCCCGTGATGGTCTGACCGCCCGCAACCGCCATCCGCGTGGTGTCGGTCGGATGAACGTGATCGGCTCGCGCAAAGCGCGTCGACGTTCCTACCGCAGCGGTGCCGTCGATCAGCGGCGTGGCGCTCGCGGCCTGACCGATGACGAAAGCGGTGGTCGCGATTTGCGTGGTGTTGGTATCGACAGCGGCAGTCGTCGACAGCGGGACGCCGGTCAGCGTCGGCGATGCCGTTGCCGCGCGCGAGGTGTCGGTCGGATGGACGTGATCCGCACGCGCCCAATGTGTCGCAACGCCGCGCGCGGCGGTGCCGTCCATCGCAGGCGTGCCGTCGCCTGCCGCGCTCGCCTGCCCGATCACATAGGCGGTCGAGGCCGCTTGCGTGGTGTTGGTGTCAACCGCAGCGGTGGGGACGGTCGGCGTTCCCGTCAGGCCAGCATTATTCAGCGGTGCCCGAGAGGTGTCGGTCGGGTGAATATGATCATCGCGCGCATAGCGCAGAGAGACGCCGACTGTCGCGGTGCCATCGACGACAGGGGTTGCTGTACCGGCTTGGCCGACGACAAACGCCGTGGTCGCCAGCTTGGTCGAGTTGTCGTTGGCGGCCTGCGTCGGCGCGGTCGGCGATCCCGAGAAGGCTGGAGACGCCAGTGGTGCAACCGAGGAAATCAGAACGCCGCTGTCCTTGATCAGCTTGCCGGTGGCGAGATCGAAAACCGCGATGTCGTTGTTGGTCGCACCGGTCGGGCCGATGACGTCGCCAGAACCCGATCCTGCCGGGCCTTGCGGACCTGTCGGGCCTGCAGGACCAGTCGGACCCGCTGGTCCCGTTGCGCCCGTGGCACCCGCCGCACCGGCTGCGCCGGTCGCACCGGTCGGGCCAGTCGGCCCTGCCGGTCCTGTCGCACCGGGCGTGCCGGGCGGCCCAATGATGCCGGGCGGCCCTACCGGCCCCGCCGGTCCCGGTGTGCCGAACGACGGCAGCACCTTGAGTTTGACCTTCGGCGTGATCGCCATCATTGCCTCATCACGGTCGGCGACAGCGCGTGGATGTGAACGTCGCTGTCCGGCAGATCGGTCTCAGGGATCAGCGCCGTCAATTTCATCTCGATGCCTGACGTCAACTCCTTGAGCTTGACGGCCATCACCAGCGCCCAAGGATTGAGCGATGGCTTGATCGCGCCGAACAACCCGGCTGGGCCGGGCGTCAGCGTCAAGGCCTGCAATTTTGTCTTGGGCGTCAGCACCGAGAGCTTGATCGCGTTGGCGGGCAGCACCGCCTTCAATTTGACATCGGGGAAATCATCGGTCACGGCACGTTGCCATCGATGATTGGCAGAGGCCCGACACTTAGCTGCACGGTCTGGCTCCCGTCAGGCGTCGTCAGCGTGAGACCCGTGTCATAGGTGCCGCGACACAGCGAGGACATTTGCTGCACGGTAAAATTCCAGCGGAAGGTGCCGACATCAAGGATCGTCAAATTGCCCTCGTCGGTTGATGCAGTCAGCAACGGGCAACCGTTTTTGCAGATCGAAAACACGAGGCTGTAGCCGGTGATGTCGATGGGCACGTCTTGGAGGTCGGTCATCAATACGACGAACGGCCACGACGCGCGATTTGATTGCTGCGGAAACTGGATCAGGTACATGGCTCAGAGCTTCATGTAGAAGGTGCAGAGCTTGCGCGGGCCGATGGCGGCAAACGCTGCGGGGGTCGCCTGCCCTTGGGCTGCGGTCAGATTGTCGTTGGCGACGCCATTGACCGAGCCAACGGTGATGCTGCCAGCGGCGTTCTGGCCGGTCGTTCCCGACGTCGGCGTGTTGGGGATATTGAAAGCGGGACTTCCAGCGGCGTTCTGGGCGCTAACCGTCAGCACCGCTGTGAACGGATGGGTGTGCTGATCTTTCAGGAACACGCCGTGCTGATGCGACGGCAATTGATTGACGGCTGTTAGCGCGCCGCTTTCCTTGCCGCCGACCGCGCCCAGTTGCAGCGGGTTGCCGCCCCAGAAACCCGCCGTGAGCCGACCTGCATCGGCGTTGCCCATGTCGCCGAGCGCCGCCAGCGCGTAGTCACGCCAGTCGGGAATGATGATGGTCTTGGCCGCGTTGTAGTCGTTGAGCGCATTGCCGGTGCGACCGCCAGAGACCGTCAGCGTGCTGTCGACACCATAGAGATAGAGCCACAGCGGCTGCGTGTCAGGATTGGCGCGCTCCGTCGCGCCGCTGGTCGCATTGCCCATCGTCAGCCCGTTGCAGCGGACATAGCCCGGTAGCGCGCCGATGCCGTAGCGCGCGATCATGTTGCCGGTCTGGATCAGCGCGTTAGGATCGACCGCTGCACCACCGCCGCCGCCACCGCCGCTCGATGGCCCGATCACCTGAATGCCGTCAGCCTCGCGCTGCACGACGCCTGCCGCATCGGTCATGCGGATTTTGATGAACCCGTCAGCGAGGAAAAATTGCGGCAGCCGACCGGCGGCGTCCATCGTGATCGGGTTGGGCAATTTCAGTGCGGGCGTCAGCCCGGCATCCTGAAAACTGTCCTGCGGCGTGTTCACGGTGCCAGCCTGAATGATGTACAGCTTGCCGCCGTTCAACGGCACGCCAAACTCATTGAGTTGCTGTGTGAGTGATAGCGGGATGGTGCCAGACATCACTGCCCCTGCTGCGGCTGGGTCGCCGCCTGATAGAGATCGGAAGGCTTCACATGCGTCGCGCCGAGCGTTGCGATCAGGTTGCGCGAGGCGATGCCGAAGCGCGCTGCGGTCGCGGGTGACGGCGATGCCGCCAGCCCCAGTTGCGCCTGCGAGTATTTTGCAATCGATGCCGCCTTCGCCGGGACCGCGAGCGCGCGGGCCACGATGTTGCCGCCGACCATCGCCTTCAATGTCGTCAGCGGCTCGAAGAACAGCGCCGAACCTGCAACACCGCGCGCGGTGCCGCTGGGATTGCCGAACCGCTGCAGATCGCGGTAGCGGCTGGAGATCGTGGCGATGTCGTCGAGGTGCGAAGCGAGTTGCTCGTTGCCGGTCGAGCGGAACATCACGTTCCTCCCGGCGTCGGACATCTTGTTCCAGCCGGTGACAAAACGATCAGGGCTGAAATTGCCTTCGGCGTCGCGGCCAAGATTGCTGACCACGGTGGAGGCGACCTCGCCCCAGTCGTCGGCTCCCATGGCCTTGCGCGCCTGCGCCAGCTTGACGATGTCGGCGCGCGATGACGATCCTGCCATCGCACTGAGGCGGTCGAACACCCTTTCCGCCGGGGCACCGGCATCGGTGCCGATGATCTTGGCGAGATCGCTCCTGCGCTGGCTGATCGATTGATAGACGCTGTTGGCGCGGTCGAACGCGGCCTGCGCCTGTGGTCCCGATTGGGAGACAATGTTGCCGAGGTCTTTGGTCAGCGCGCCATAGATGCCTTCAGCGGCAGCGTCCTTCGGGCCGCCCGGCAGCACGCTCGCATCGAGCATGTCGCGTATCTCGGTGCGCAGGGTCTTGACGTCCTGATAGGTGAGACCGGCGGCCTTCTGCAGCGCGGGCAGCACGGTATCGATGGCCTTTGTCGATCCGAGACCGGCACCGGTACGCTTGGCGATGATCTGGGAAACCGCATCGAGCGTGTGGTCGAGCGGCGCGGCCAGATCGGGATCGATGTGCTGGTCGACGCGATTGTACAGCCGGTCAGCGACAGCCTTGCTCTTGCCGGTGATCCAGTTCTCCAGCGATGTCGAGGCGACGTTGCCGCTCTCGGCGGGCGTCGAGGCACCGCCAAATCCAGCCGCCACCTCGTCGGCCTTGCTGCCGAGTTGACCGATGTTGCGCTCGACGGCGTTGACCAGCGGCGCACCGGCATAGGGGATATTCGCCACCACCTTGCCCGCCTGCTGCACCGGCACGCTGTCGCTGGCCACCGCGCGCGACACCTCGACCGGAGCGCCGGTCTGCGACAATCGGTTCGCAGCCTCGACCACCTCTTGGCCCGGCGTCAGCGCATTTGCTGCGGGCGCGACAGGCGGTGCGATCCTTGGCGCGGGAGGTTTGCCGCCAGTAAGCCCGATGCCCGGGGTCGCCAACTGCAGCGCAAATTCGGTCTGCTCGCGCGGGATGCCGGTGACATCCTCGATGGGTTGCCCGGCAATAGAGCGATAGGCCGCATTGATTGGCGAGGTGAGATAGCCGACGCCGCCGAGCGCGGCCTTGCCGACACCCTTGGCGACGTCACCCGCGCCCGTCGCATTCAGCACCTGATCGACGCCCTGCGAAAACTCATCCTGCGCCTCGCGGTTCATCCGGTCATAGGTCGCGGGATAGGAGGTGATCGGGCTGATCGCCTTCTCCAGCGGAGACAGCTTCTGTCGCTCCGACAGGCCATGATCGGCAGCCTCCGGCGCAATACTCGGGGTCCGGGGAATGTCGTCGAACGAAAGCGTTTTCTTCTTCGACGGCGGATTGACGATGGGGATGTCGTCAAAGGAGATCGGCATCACAAATCTTTCGGATCGATGCCAGCGTCGATCAGACGCTGCTTCACCATTGCGGGGTCGCGGCCTGCGGCAATCGCGTTGCGCGCATCGCGCAGCGCCGTGTCAGCGCCGCTGCCCGAGCCGCTGGGCGCGGGCTGATCCTTCGACTGCAGGATTTCGGGCGGCGGTCGATAACCGGCTCCCGCCTCGCGCGCCATCGACTGCATCGCTGCCATCCGGTTCTGACGCTTCTGCGCGATCACCTCCGGGCCGTCGCCGGGCTGCGGGAAATACTGCTTCTCGGCGTTGTTAAATTCCGACTGGCTGATCGCCGCACCGGACTCCTTGCGCAGGATCGCGTTGACGAAATTGCGCTGCGCCTGAATGGTCTGCTGCCGTGGCGCACCGATCACCGAATTAAAGATCGGACTGTCGCGCACCGCCCCGACGCTCGACAGCATGCCGCCGACGTAGGAACCCTTGGTCGGCTGGGTGATGTCGAAGCCCGGCTCGTTGATGTCCTCGTTGGCGGTGATGACCTTGTGGGCGTCCGACATGCGGTCGGTGAAGCCCGCCGCCTTGGACTGATCGGCGTTCATCTTGCCCGACACCAGCGGATTGTTCTGCGGACCCGGAGGACCACCGATGGGGCCTTCGGGACCGGCGTTTTTCACCCGCACCAGCGACTTGTTGCCAGCAGCATCTTCCTGAACGTGGATCGAGTAGCCCGCGCCGGGCGGGATGCCGTACAGATATTGCTGGACCCAAGGCTCCGAGGGATCAACACCCTTGGGCAGCGCGGCGATCTTTTCTGCCGCCTGTTCGGCGGGCGTCATGTTGGCGCGACGCGCTCGTTCAGCTTCGCGCACATCCGCATTCCTGCGCAACTGCAGTTCCTCGTCCGCGCGTCGAGTGCTGGCCTCGTCGGTGCCATAGACCCAGCGCTGTGCAAACGGTGAGTTGGGATCGGTGCCGGGCGGCAACGCCGCCAGCTTTTCGTCGGCGATCTCCTTCGGCGTCATCAGGGCTTTTTCTTGAGCGGCGGCTGCCCGCTTGTCGGCGTTGCTCAAAAAGCCGAGCCGCGTGGCCTCGTTCTGCTGGCTTATCCCGGCCTGCACCAGCGGCCACTGGCCTGACCTCATCAGGATCGCAGCGTTGGCGTTGGGATCGCTGCCCAGTGAAGCCAGTGTCTGCTCTTGCGAGGCGCGATCCGCCGAGGCGCGATAGACATCGCCGAGCTTCGCCAGCGGCGAAAAATCCATCTGCGAGTTGATGTTGGCCTGCGGCCAGCTAATCTGATTGATTGCCATGTCAGGTCACGCGAACAGGCTGTTGATGAAGGATGGTTTCTGTAGCGGCGCGCCGCCGACCGATGTCCCGCCGACCGCGCCGGGGATCGATCCGAGGCCCGCGCCCAGACCTCCCACAGCGCCTGTCGCAAGCGACGCCAGCGACAGGCCTGCACCGAGCAGATTTTTTGCGCCCGAGGCCTCGCCCGCTGCCTGCAGATTATTCGCCCCGATGACGCCGCTGGCGACGTTGCCCGCGACACCGGCTTGGTTCGACGCATATTGCTGGCCGAGATTTGCCAGCGCGTCGTACTGACCCGCCTGACCCTGCGCGACCTGACCGACGAGACCGACGCCGGTCTGACCGGCCTGCTGCAGATTGGTGCGCCAGTTGTTGTATTGCTGGTTCTGCAGATTTTGCGCAAACGTCAGCGCATCGACGTCGGTGTTGCCGCTGTTGGACATGCCGCGCAGCGCCTGCGCGCGATTGATGCCGGTCAGACCAGCGTCGACGCCCGCGCCGTAGCCGGGATCAGTCGTGAACTGGCTCTGCGCCCGCGCCGCCGCTTCCGGCCCGTTGATGCCGAGGCTGTCCAGATAGGTGTTGCCAGCCGTGTTATATTTCGCGCCGAGCGCACTGAGCGGATCGTAAGCGCCGATGGCGCTGTTGATGTTGCCGGTGCCAGTGGTGTAGCCGGTGGTCAGGGCATTGTTCGCCGTCGTGCCGTACTGATTGATCGCAGCCGTGTCCTTGGCAGCCGCTTCCTTCTCGGCACCGCCGCCGAACATCGTGCTGAACAATGAGGCCATTGGCCTGCTCCGTTATTTATGGCGTGTAAGGGAAGGCGGGCGGTGTGAAATTTGCCGTCCAGCGCGCGATGCCGACCGAGAGGCGAAATTCATCGATGAAGCCGATGAAGCCGCTCGCCGCTGCCGCGCCGCCGCGACCTATCGAGAAAGTGTCAGGGCTGTCGTTGATGGCACCGAGCGAGCCGGTGACGTCCAAGATGCCGTCGAGGAACAGGCCATACGATCCCGACACCCGGACAAACGCGAAGTGATGCCAGCCCGCCGATGGAAACGCGGTGACGCCGAGAAGCGTGCCGCCGCCGTTGAAAACGATGTTCCACTTGTTGGCGGTCGAGAGGTTGGCGGTGATCGCCTGATTGGCACCTGTGCTGTCAAGCTGGCCGAAGGCGCGGCGGAAGGTGCCCGCGCCGCCCTGCACGTTGAACCAGAAATCAATCGTGAAATCGCCAGTGCCGAGCGTGTAGTCGGCGCTGTCGGGCGTATCGATCCACGTCGAGCCGCTGAAGCTGGCGGCGCTGCCGAACTCGCCCGCTACAAAACTCGCGCCGTGATTGGTCCAGACGTGAGACGCACCGCCCGCGTTGGTGTCGTTGACGTTGCCGTCGAGGTGCATCAGGATTTTGGTGAAGGCATCGTTGCCCGCGACCGCGCCCGCGAGATACCCCGGACCAAATCGCGTCATGAAACGAGACTGCCCATCAGCCGCCAGACGTTGGCCGACATCTGGATCAGTGTGCCGCCCGCTTCCTGCGCCGACAGCGATTTGAAGCTGGACACCGATTTGATGGTGACGCCCGAGCCTTGCGCGAACGTCACCTTGCCCGCGCCGCCTGCCATCACATCGATCTGGGTGCCGACCGGAAACGCCACGCTTGAATTGGGCGGCACCGTCACCGTCACTGCCGAAGCGTTGGTGAACTCGCAGGCGTTGCCCGCATCGGTCAGTGCGAGGGTGTAGGTGGTGCCGCTTTGCGCGTTGATGGTGCGCGTGACGTTGGATTTTGTCGGATCAGGACCGGGCGGCGGCACCGCCGCCAGCGTGTTGAAACTCGAGACCAGCGCCGCGAGTTTTTCGTACCATGTCGGGTTGACGCCGGTTTCGATCTGGATCGGTACGCCCTGCCCCGGCAGAACGATCTTGTTCACCGCAGCGTGTCCGACTGCATGTCGGCTCCCATGAAGCCAAACTGCACGGGCGCGCTCATGTCGAAGCGCCAGCGCACGCCCTGCACCTCTGCCTGACCCCAGATCGCCGCGCGCACACGCTTGTTGGTCAGCGCCTGCTGGCCGACCTTGACGATGCGCGGGCTTGACCAGACCTCACCGCCATCGCGCGAGATCGAAATCTCGACAGCCGGATCGGTCTGCAGCGGGTCGAGGCCGAGCGCGATGCCCGCGCCTTTGGTGATGTACAGTTCGATGCCGTTGATGCGGACTGGAGCCGGGAACGCGCCGAAAGGCCCGGTCTCGATCCGCATCCGCAAGGGATTGCCGATCACGCCGGTCACGCTCGATGCAATCGAGATCGCCGGGCTGGAGCCGCCCGTCAACGAATTGGCCACGATCATGTTGCTGATGGGCTTGGCCGAGAGCGCCTCGACAAAGGTCATCGTGATCGCGGTCGGCAACGAGCCTCCAGTGCAGATCACATTGCCAGCGCCGATCAGCGGCAACGCCTGCAGGGCTGCCTGCACCTGAAATGCGCTGGCGTTGAACGGGATCGCGGTCGTGACCTGACCGCCAAAATTCAAAGTGAAGGAGCCGCCGGTCGGCGTACCGCTGGAGGACAGCGTCTGCACCGCGTTGGTGCCGAACTCGGTCATCACGGTGCCGTCGATCACCGAAAGATTGCCGCTGTCGGTGTCGCCGCAAACCCACTGGTTGAGAAATTTGACCGGGAACGAGCCGCGCCAGTAGTTTTTCAAATAGGAATTGCGCTCATGCCATGTGCTCAGTGTGGTGTCGAACTCAAAGCACCAGCCGGTGCCCTTCACCGTGACGAAGCCATGGCCCATCGCAACGTGGACCGAAACCTGAATGGCGGTCTGGTTCGGATCGTTCTCGATCAGCAGATCGATTTCCGGCGTCGAGATCGGCACCGGCTGATAGCCGTCGAGCCGCGAGACCCTGAAATCATCGCCGACGAGGAAGATGCCCTTGCCGAAACCGTCGTCATTGCCCGCAATCGCGTTGGGGCCGATGATGCCGCGCGCAATCGTCGAGATATAGACGAACGGGTAACCGGCGACACCGACGTTGGGATCGCCGCCCCACACCTCTATCGAGGCATCGCCGCACAACAGCAGTTGGCCGTTGCCGAGCGGGATCGGGCGGTACAGCGTGTCGGGCTTGCTCTGCGCGGTGGCATTGTCCAGCGTGTTGATCGAGGTCGAGTCCACACCCGAGGCCTGCGTCTTGGCGTTGCCATAGGTGAAGATAAAAAACCCGCGATGATAGACCACGCTGTTGGGCTGGCCGATTGATCCGGGGTAGGCCGCGACACCCGTGGTCGGCACGATAAAGGCACCGTCACCGGGGGAGACCACCACAACATCCGGCGTCGCCGCGTTGTTGCGCGCCCAGAACACAGGCGCAGTGCCCGGCACCGAGCCTGACAGTGCGGTGCCGACGCCGCCGATGGCGGGGAAGGTGTAGACGGTGTGGTCGATCAGTGCATAGAGCAGACCGCCGACCACCAGCGAGCCGCGATAGTTGGCTCCCCCGGAGACACCCCATGGACGAAGCCCGGGGACGCGCCAGAACACGTACTGCTTGCCAGCGGTCGCAGGAAGGGTCTCGGGAAAAGAATTGATCAGACGGCCCCCTGCGGCCTGCGGGGCACGTCCCGGGGCCGAGAGCAGGGGAAACGGCACATCGGTCATTAGAAGAAATTCACCTGCAACACTTCGTAGGTCGGAGTTTGTGCGATCAGGTAGCGCAATCGCTGCTCATGCTGCTCGATCACCCCGAGATCGGGTTGCTGGTTGGAAAATTCCGCCGCCGAGTAGATCGCGACCAGTCGCGCCACCGTCTCGAACAACTGGTTCGGTATTTCGTCGCGGTCGGGGATCACCACGATCTTTGAAATCTCGCTCAACACGTCATCGATGCAGCCGTCGATGGTGTCATGCTCGACGGTGCCGAGCGCCTCGCCCGGGACGTACTTGCCCAGTATCGCCGCCGCCTTGTTGATCAGTTCTTCAGCGGTGTGGGTGAGGCTCACGTCAGCACCGAAATCTTGAGTGTACGCACCGCCGCCTGCGGCACCGGCTTCTGCCTTGTGCCCGAGCGGAATTTGATCATGGTGGCACCGAGGTTCTGGAATTTGGTTTCCAGAACGACGGAGGAGCCGGGCGTCACGCCCGCCTTGACCTCAAGACCTGTCTGATCGAACAGGTCATAAAAGGTTACGTCGTCGGTCGAGACCTGAAAGGTGAGATCGGCAACCGTCCAGTCGGGCGGCATTGAAATCCGCACCAGCTTGCCCGCGTCGGTTACAAAAACCGGGGCCGACAGGCTCGCGCCTGCCGCAATCGTCGTGGGGAAATCGGTCATCGGCATGTCGGTCCCTCCAAAAGAAAAAGGCCGCCCTAACGGCGGCCCTTCTTCTTTTTCTTAGCGGTCTTTTTTCTTGCCGCTGGCGTGATGGTTTTCGTGCTCTTCGGCCTGAAATTGCTTCGGGTCTTGTCCACCCGCCCCCTTCGGTTCGCCCGGCTCGCCGCACTCAAACATCTTGTTGTGCTGCAGCTTGCCCAGCACGCGATCATCGACATCGATGGTCTCTGGCTTGCCGTCGAAGAAGGTGTGGCCGAAGGCTTCGGTGACCTTGGCCTCGCCGGGCGGTGCTTTATAGGTGACTGTGATCGAATGCATGGTTTCCTCCCTATTTCACATGAAACAAAACCGGCGGCATCGCCGCCGGTTCCGTCATCACAGCATGTAGCCTTCCATCCTGACATCGACGGTCGGCGTCGGCCCGAGGCCCACTGCCGCGACCAGCGCGGTGAGCAGGATGTCGGTGTCGTCGGGGAACTGATAGAGCAGTCCCGTCGCCGCCAGCGCAGGCATCGCGCCGCCCGCCTGCATCACGGTTGACGAGGCCACGAAGCGGTTGTTGACGGCGGCATCGCCGATGGCAATCGCCAGTGTCGCGCCCGTGTCCGCGTCGCCAAAACTGCCCCACAGGTTGGTCAGTACGAAGCCTCTGGGAACGCGCAGGATCGCCACCTGTGCGTTCAGCACGACGTCGGCAGCAATCAGTGACATGACGTTGCCGAACACCTTCTTGGTGCGCGCAAAGCCTTGGCCGCCAGACTGAGGCTGACGGTATCCAGTACGAGGTGCCATGATCATGGTCCCTTTGGTTTTGAGAAAAACGGACGCACCGGGTCCGGTGCGCCCTTAGGTTTTGGTTGGTTTCGATCAGTTTTGATCAGGCCGGGGTCGGAGCGGCGACGAAGCCGGTGACCATGCCCCAATCGACGAGATCGCCAGCGGTCGCGCCGAGCACCGAGAGCGGAGCCTTCGCGACCTTGGCCATGCCGTACTGCGTCTCGATGCCGAGACCGGTGACGAAATCATAGTCGCCGTCCTCCAGCGTGGTCGGGCGCGGCATCTGGCCCATCGCATAGGCCATGGCCGCCTGACCGCACAGGAAGAACGGCTCGACGTCGACACCACCCGCACCGGCAGCCGTCAACAACAGCCGCTGCGTGATCTCAGGGATATTTTTATACAAAATCCCGTCGTACTTCAGCGCGCCACCCGTGAAGATCGGGTTGTTGTTGGTCGGGTTGCTCTCGCGCTCGCGCGCGTCGCGGTTGGCCTGATACATCGTCGGATCGCCCTGCAGCGATGCGAACGCGCGATCACCGAGGAAGCAGACAAACATTTCCTCGTCCAACTCAGGGATTTCCCAAGGCGTGATCTTGGGCCGACCGTTGTAGACGCCCGGGTTCGACGGCGAGACACCCGACTGCTTCGCCAGCGACTTGGCCAATGATCCAACCGCCGCCGACATCTTGTCGGTGGGGCTGTCGACGTTGGCGATAGCGGTAGCGAACACAGGCGAGTAGTTGCCGAGCGCAACACCGAACAGGATGCGGTCGAAGTTTGCCGCCGTCCAAGAATTTTTCTGGGCGGTGGTGGCAACGCTCCAGCGCACACCGTTGACGCGATTGCCCGGCGCGGACAGGCGATTGGCCTGCACTGCCGAGGTCGGGATCGACAACAGCGTGTCGGTGATGTCGTCACGAACGATGCGTCGTGCCCAGCCGCGCAACAGTTCGCGCGCGGTGGAGCGGACGTTGAATGAACTCTCCTTGTTGACGGCGCGGTTGTTGGCAACCGCGTTGCGTCCCCAGTCGGCCCAGATCGGGAAGCCGTAGGAGTCCATCATTTCTTCATTGCCACGCAGGGTACCGGCACCGACACCGTCGCCGGATAGCTGGTTGACCAGCGGGACATTGATCTCCTTGCCGTCCGCCTCAAGGTCTGCGAGGCGAACGATAACACTTGTCGAACTCTCTCCCATGAAAGGGTCGAAGCGCGAACGCCGCAGGAAATCAGAGATCACCTGTCGGCGGAATTTGATCAGTTCATTGTTGACGTGATTGCTCGTAAGCATGCCGTGAACCCCATGGGGTCAGCGGCGCAGAATTTTTTTAGCGCCGCTTTGCTGAAGTGGCTGCTCGAAACAACGTCATGTCGTCGGGTTCTTGCTGCTGCTCGTCCCCGCCGCCCGCGCCGATGTTCGACAGCGATGGCACGTTCGGAGCCTTCGGTGATGTGACTTGCGCAGGACGCGCGACGCTTGCGCCGTTCGCCTGTGCGTGACCCTTGGCCGCCTCGATGACCCGCTTGCGATATTCCGGGTCGCTCAACGCTTCTTCGAGAACACGCTTTCGATAACCATCGAGATCGCCACCAATCGAGTTGAGCGTCTCGCGCTCCTGATGCCATCGGGTGATGACACCGTAAGGATCGTGCGAGCGCATCGCGCGCTGGTAGACCGCCCAAGCATTCTGGTCGCCGCGCGACATGCCCTGCTCAAGAGACTGCCGGGCTGCGGTGACCACTGGTTCGCCAAAATTGCGGATGGCCCAGTCGGCGGAAAACGCCTCCCGGTCACGCTGCTGTTGGGCGACGATCTGTTCAAGATAGGGTGCGACCTCCTCGCGGACGAAGGCACTGGGATCGGTGAACAGGTCTTTCTTCTCTGGCGGTTGCTGTTGCGGTCGAAACCGCGCCAGCAATTCATCTCGCTCCCGTTCCGCGCGTCGCCGCGCTTCGCTCTCTTCGCGCAGGCGACCGGCAGGCACATGCGCCTCAGGTTCGACCTTGTCTGCCGGTTTGTCGGCAGGCTTGGGTTCGACCGGGGCGGCTGGCTTGTCGGGTTCTTTCGGTGGTTCGGGGTTCTCGAATTTTTCAAGCGTCGTAGTTTTTTCTACGGCCTCCTGAAACAACGTGCTGTCGGAAGGCGCGTCTGCGCCTTGGGTCGTGTCACTCATCGTCTTGCTCCCCGGGGCTATCGTGCCCGGCGACGTGGCCCCGCTCTCGCGCGTGGCAGGCGTGACTGATCGATCCCCGGTCAGCAGGGGCACATCGTGTCGTGATGTGAGGCGTGGTGCAGCGATTTCGTTCGCTGCGGACGTATAGGTCGTAATGATTGCGACTTGAGCGCCGCTGTGCTAGAACAGGCGTCCCACAAAGGACAGGACGCCATGCCCAAGGTTCATCATGTCGAAATCGACACCACCGACACCGGCTCCCTCGACACCTATGTCAACCTTGTCGCTGCCGATGGCGACATCGTCGCCGTGGTCGAGACCTTTGCCGATTACGAGCGCGCCAAGCTGTGCGCGTCGCGACTGGCGAGCGCCCTCGAATTGCCGCTGCAACTTTCGCAGGGCGATGGTTCTCATTTGATCGAACCCTTCAGCCAGTAGGGCATGATGTGATCGAGCCACTGCTGGTCGGCCACCTCGTAGGTGGGTGCCATGCCGCGCTGGGCGAGATAGTCGAACCGTGATGTCGGGGCGCGCTCGCGATAGGTTTTGGTGATCTGCGGGAACACTGCCTCTGGCGGCAGCGACATGCCGAACCCGCCCATGTAGCCCCCACCGCCGCCGACGATCCCCGACGAATAGTCTGGATGCGCCGAGGGCGCGGTGAGGCCGCGAGGATCGGCCCGCGCCATCGATAGCCCGGCGTCGCCGAGGCCGACATTGAGCAGGCGCGGATCGCTGACGGCGTGACGCACCTCTGCCGTCCCGGGCAGGCCCTCCTGCTGGAATTTTGCAAGGTCCGCGATCTTGGCGAACTTTGCCCGGGTGCTGCCCGGGGTGTCCTGCGACAACAGCCACTCGCGCAAATTATCCGAGCGCACACCCGGAAAATCCGGCGTCGCTGGAAAGCGTGTGCCCTCGCGCGCGCCGCGCATCATCGCGTCGAACTCGGCGGCCCTCGCCGCGCTCAGTTTCTGATCGCCCATGATCTGCGAAAGCGGATCGGCAACGTGTCGGGAAAAATCCACGCCCTGCGGGTTCATCGCCGAATAGGTCAGCACCGGCTCCTTGCCGGTCGCCTCGCTCGCAGCCCTCACCCGGTTCGCCAGCGTGGTCGCAGCGCCCGGCGTCGAGGCCCAGATGTTGTCGCCCTGCGACATGAAGCCGTGGCCACCGTGCAGGCCGACCGGGTCTTTCAAGTTAAAATCGCCGACGCGCGTCAACAGACCGCCGCTCGCCGAGGTGTCGCCGATGGTCGGGATCAAAACCTTGCCGACCACATCCTCCGGCGAAATCAGTTTTTCCGGCGAGGCCTTCGGGTCGAGCAGCAGACGATCCCGCTGCATTTCCGAAAGCGGTGTGCGCAGCATGGCGTCCGAGATCGGGTGGTCGTAGTCCGGGTTGCCGCGCTTGACCAAACGCCCGGCACCAACCGCCGCCGCCGCGCTCTCGTCGGTCGGCCCCGCGCCCAGCAGCATCGACTTGCCGGAATTTTTCGGATCGAACTTGGCCACCGTCGAGCGCAGGTTGGCATTGTCGAAATCGACCCGCACGCCGCCCGGCATCTGGACGCCGTCATAGCCTTGGCTCTTCAACTGATCGAACCAGTCGCTCTGCGCCTTCTTGTAGTTGCCGACACGATCAAGCCCTTCGGGATAACCCTTCTCCATCACGTTGTAGGGGTTCTCCAGCGGTTTGCCGTAGAGCGGCAGCACGCGCGAGGCCGAGTTGACCGGCTCCATTTGCCAGCCGCCGCCCGGCACGAGCCTATAGCCTTGGCTGTCGTTGAACTTGGCGTAGCCCGAGGCGTCGGCAGGATCGGTGGTCGACCATGTGCCGTGACGGCTGTCCTTGAACTTCTGGAAATCGACGTCTTTCGAGGTGCCGTGATAAAGCGGCGTCGAGGTGTCGAAACCCTGATCGGCGGCGCGCGCCATGCGTGCCTCTTGGCTCATGTCGAGACCGGCCTTCACCGGGCCTGATCCCAGCGCGACACCGCCTTCCGCCGTGCCGCCGACGCCGCCCGACATCGACAATAGCGCGGCGTCGAGGATCGGGCCTGCGTTGTAGTGTCCGGTGTCGGCGTAGCCACTGGCCGCCTCCAGCGCGGCCTTCGGGATGCCGAGGATGTGGGCCGCGCTCTCGCCGAGCGAGCGCAGCAGCGGTTTGTTGTCGCCCTCTTCGAGGCCGAGCATCTGTTGGGCCGGGGTCGAGCGCCCGCCACCCAAGGCGATGATCGCCTGCGCGCGTTTGCTCTTGTCCAGATTGGCGAGCGGGTCGTAGCCGGGAGGCGGCGGCAGATACTCTGCCATTTTATTCCGGCGTGGCGTTGCGCTGGATCAGCGCCGTCAAGCGGTCCTTGCCGTCCTGCTTCTTCTGCTCGCGATCAGCACTGCGGTGGAAATGATCGAGGCCGCGATCCGCAACCCTGTGCAGGCTGTCGACGGCGCGGTCTATCGCGCCGTTCATGCTGTTGGTGTCGCGATCCGCATTGCGCTGCGCGTGTTCTCCCATCATCTGCAGCGGCGTGATCAGCGCCTTGTGTTCGAGGCTGCTGGCACTGGCGCGCTTGTGCTGCGCGGTGGCGTTGGTCTCGTTGATGTTGGCGATCCTCTCGGCGACGTCGAGCGGGGTCGGCGGTGTGGGCGGGCCATCGGGCTGGCCTTCGGTGCGTGCCTTGGCGACGTTGAGCATCGAGGCACTTTGCGCCTTGCCGGTTTCGGCGGTGAGCTTGCCCGCCTCTGCGTTGGTCTTGTTGACGTCGGCCTGACCCTTCTGCAGTTGCAGTTGCTGGGCGGCCTGCTGCACCGGATCGACCTGACCGATCATCTGTTGCAGTTTTTGCTTCTCCGACAGCGGCAGGTAGGAGGCCTCGATGATCGCCGCAGGCGGGATCGGCACGTTGTTCTGGCTCAGTGCCATCAACAGATCGAAGATGTCGCCCATGATGGTCTCGGTGTCGGGGCCTTCATCGACCTTGATCTCGACATCGATGTTGCCGAGCATGTTGACCAGTTGCGGCAGGCCGTACTGGTTCAACTCGACGCCGTTGATCTGCATGAACTGATAGACCTGCTCGTTGCCGGTGACGCGCAGCATCCGCTCGCTGGTCCAGTAGCGCTGCGCCGCGCACCAAGCCGCCTGATAGCGGGCGAGCTTCCACATGCGGAAATTTTTCAGGAACGGTCCCAGTTCGGCGAGACCGGCCTGCTGCAGCATGTTGGCGGCGCGACCGGAGACGTTCTGGCCGAACTCTTGGATCAACTGCTGGTTGGGGCCGAAGGTGTCGATCTCGGCCTTGGCGTCGGTGTAGTAATTGGTCTGCTGCAAAAATTCGCTGTCGGCCTTCAATATCTCAAGGTCGTCCTTGTTGCCGCGATAGACCAAGGTGCCGTCAGGGCGCGAAGCCTCGCGCCGCGTCACCTCGATGTCATCGACGGTGCCGTCCTTGATCTTGATCTGGCGGGTGTTCATGATGTGCATCGCCTTGGAGCGATGCTGGTTCATGGCGTCCTGCGGTCCCTTGAGACGCCGGATAAAACCATAGTGGTCGCCGTCGATGTCGATCATCGCGGCAAAGGCGTTGAACTTGGAGATCGACTCGCCGCGCTGGTTATAGAACGGGCTGTCGGCTGACAGGATGTCGACGCCGCCTGCGTGGATGCAGTATTTCCACATCGAGCCGACCTTGTACCAGTGGTCGATCAGCCGAACGCGGTCGCGGGTGTCGACCCACAATTGGTCGCGGTCGCTGTCGAAGGCGGTCATGTAGTCCATGTCGCCGCCGAGATTGTCGCGCACCCGGTCGCTCGCGCCCTGCTCCAGCAAATCCAGTTCGTCGATGTCGGCCCATTTGTAGATGCCGTGGAAGCGCCAGTCCTGAAAATTGGTTCGCAGGGATCGCGGATCATAGAAGAAGGTTCGCGGATCGACATAGCCAAAGGCCAGATCGGGATCGCCGTGATCGCCCGCGCGCATCAACAGTTCATCAACCGCGAGGCCGTGGATCAGCGCGTCCTTGCAGCACTCGACCTCGATGTCCTCCGCAAACGACGCATCGCAGATCGTCCTGATCACTTGGGTCGCGACCTCTGCGCCCTGCTCGCCGTTCGGCGCGTTGGGGTAGCATTTTGGATCTGTCCGCAACCTGCGGATGGTACCGCCGAGGCTGTCGATTTTTCTCGCCGTGCGATCAAACGTGATCAGCGGCTGGTGCCGTTTCTTCAGGGTCTTGATCTGATCGGTGGTCCACTGATCGATGTGATAATAGCGCCATGAAGATCGCTGCTCGTCGATCTCGCGGGCCTTGGCGGAAGCGTAGTCCTCGAACTCGCGCCGCCGCTTCATCATGTCCGACTCGCCGACCCGGTCGTCGTTATAGCTGGTGGAAATCTCGGCGTTGATCATAGCGTCATGTGATCCACGGTTTTGCGCTCACGACGTTTGTAGCCGTCGTTGGGCAATTTCATTGAGGGGGTTTTCCCGGCCATGCCGACCACCATGATGTCGAGCAGTTGACCGACCAGTCCCATCGCATCGACTTGGTCGTCGTGCTTTGAGGCAGGAAAATTCAGTATCTCGACCAGCCAGTCGGGCACATAGTGGGCGTTCTTCTGGTAGTAGAGGCCGTCGAGCGCCATGCGGCCCTGAATAGACCTCGCCCGCACGGCTTTATCGCCGCGCGTGGGGAACGCGGTTCGATTGACGTGCAGGCGACGCTGTCGCATCCGCTTCTCGAGAAACGGACCAACGCCTGATTTGATCTGGCCCTGCTCTTCGGCCCACTCCAGCGGGCGATATTTTTGAACGAGATCGCAGAACGCCTCGACCCAGACATCGGTGGTGGTTTGCTGCCGCCACAGATCGAGCAGGTACATGTTGTTGAGGTGATCGATGCCGACCACGACGTGGACGGTGTAGTCACCGCCATCGGCAGTCACCGCATAGTCCGAGCCGCCGTAAACCCGCAACGTGGTGTATGACGGGATGATGTCGCGGGGCTTCAGCCACTCCTCCTTGAAGAAATCGCCTTCATCGGGAGCCGGGCTTTGCTGGTACAGCGCCGACCAGATGCGCGGCGGCGTAGTGTCGCGCAAGGACAATAGCTGCGCGCCGTAACCGTAGTCGTCGTCGGTCCACAGCGGCTCGTCGATGGCGCGGCCAAGCTGGTCGTCGGTCTTGGCCAGCGCAGGCAGCGACAGCACCTCCCACGGCTGGTGATTGAGCGCGCGACCGGCGAGGTCGTCCTCATGCCAGCGGGTCTGGATCAGTAGCTGCCGCGCGTTCGGGATCAGGCGCGGTCGAAAATCATTGAGGTACCAGTCCCACAGCCGATCTCTGACCAGCAGGCTCTCGGCGTCCTGCCGGGAGCGGATCGGATCGTCGATCAAACCGAACAGTGCCCGAAACCCTGCGATGCCGGTCAAGGCACCGGCAGCGTAGTATTCGCCGCCCTGCTGCAGCGCCCAGCGTCCCGCCGCCTGATTGTCGTCGGAAAGATTGACGCCGAGAATTTGCCCGTTGTCCGCGATCAAATTGCGCACCCGCCTGCCCCAGCGTTCCGCCAGTTCGGTGGTGTGGGAGGCGGCAAGAATTTGCGCGGTCGGGATTTGCCCGAGCAGCCACGCCGCAAACAGGATCGAGGCGTAGGTGGATTTGGCGCTGCCCGGCGGCATGAACACCGCAAGACGTTCGATGTCGCCCCTTGCAAGCGCCTCCAGCTTTTCGATCAGCAGACGATGGTGACGCGCCGGATGATAATTATTGTGCTCGCACCATGCCGCCAGTGACGCGCGGATTTGCTTGCGCCGGATGATTTCGGTTGCCGCACTTTCCGCCGTCAGCATCTAGCAACCCCTGCAGATCGACGGCGGTGGCGGCGGAAACGGCGGCAGATCGTCAACGGAGTCTCGGAAACCCCAGCGTGCCGCTGCCTCCCAACAGGCAGGACAACAGCCCGAATACGATGATGACGACGGCAATCGCCACCACCGCCCACAGCACGATCATCAGGATGCGCCCGATGATCGGCATGCCGGTGAGGCTGTCGAGGAACGGGATCACCAGCTTGATGATCGCGACCACGGCGCTGACCACGATCAGCCAGACAATCAACTGCTCAAGCCATGCGAGCGAAAAGCACATCGCGGCCTCCATCAGGTTTTGCAATGTCGGAAAAGTCAGCCCTTGGGCGTGCGGCGTTTTTCTTTTTCCAGCCGCCAGTCGACGCCGAGCTTGTCGGCGATCTGCATGAACACCATCGCCACCGCTTCCTCATGGGTGGGAACGCGCCCGCCGCGCGCCTCGAAATTTCGCATCAGTAGCTGGGCCGAACGATCCACGGTGTTGGTGGCGACCGAAGCCATCAGCGCGTAGGCGACGTGGCCCTCATCGATCAACTGCAGCATGCGGTCTATCGCATCGAGGGCGCGGGTGGTGCCGGTGGCGATCAGTTCGTTGGAGATGTCGTCTCTCATCGATCTTCTTTTCTTTGCCAGCCAAGGGCCAGGTCGCAGTTATTCAGATTAAGAGATGTCCAAACGCCATTGCGAGCGCCACGATGAGCATGGCCGTGTTGAAGCCCATAAAGAACCACTCGACCGGCTTCATGGATAAGTCCTCACCGGGACGCCAGCCTTGTCGGCGCGCCGCACCATGTCGAGGGTGCCCTTGCCGCCGGGGAAGGCCACCACCAGTTCGGGCTTGCCGTCGTCGAGCATCTCTTGATTGCGGATCGGGCCTGCGGTGCGGTTGCCGTAGCGTTTCCAGTCGGCCCGGTAGCCGATGCACGCCACGCCGTTGCGTTCGGCCCATTGCTTTGCCAGCAGGTCGGCCCCGCGTGCCATGCCCTGAATGATCAGGCTGATCGGGGTCTCGATATTGATCTGATGAAGTGCTGCGTCGAGCATTTCCTGATCGTCAAAGGTTCTTCCGCCGCAAACCAGCACCCTCATTGCGCGCCTTTTTTCTTTTTTTCCTGATCCAGCACGTCAAGGAACTGGCGGTTGGCGTCGATGAAGGCCAGCAAGACGTAGTTCATCATCCGCATCATCCACCAGAACCGCACCAGCATCAGCGCGTTCAGCGCCATCAGGATCGAGAAGATGATCATCAGGGCGTTCATCGCGGACCCTTTACCCGGTGCGTTTCCGAACAGGAAAACCGGAAGGCTTCGCGGGCCATCTCGACAAATTCATCCTCGTCCATCGAATGCAGATCGATGACGGCGGCCAGCGCCAGCGCGGCGCGGGCGATTTCCCTGACGATCCGCTTTGGCGGCAGCGGCGAATTTTCCACGATCTCTCGCGAAAGTATCGAGAAGGCTTCGAGCAGAAGGCGGTCGGGGTCTTTCATTGCGGCGACCTCGCGTTGTTGCGCGCGGTGTCGTAGGCCTCCGACAGCATCTCGAACAGCAGGTATTTGGGCGTCCCGTACTTGACGGCGATCTTGGCCAACAGGCGGATCAGGCTTCCCGCCACCACCATCATGCGCCAGCGCGCGGGATCGGGGTCAGTGGGCACTAGCTCCATGGCGTTCCCTTTGCGACCAGCGCGCCCGGCAGGCGTTCGCACTGGCACTTTTGGCGATCTCGACCAACTCACGCGGTGTCGGCACCCGCAGCACTTGGGCGCGCCGGGAAAACTCAAACACCGCGAACTCGCCGCAGGCCGAGCAGATCGCATAGTCGCCCGAGTACGGCCTGATATTGTCCACCGCGTTGGCGCAGATCAGATTGTGGAAGC